ATGTAGTTGTTTTATTTTGATTTAAGATTTGAAGAGAAGCGTCGAGTGCATCAACTGGCGATAACGTTTGATCTACTGACGACATCGTCTTAATCAAATTTAACTTAAATTGATAATAATTTTCACCTACAAGTCTAATTGCAGATACGATACTATTTTCTTCATCACTTATAAAATGTTGGGCAAACGCTAAAGAATTTAAGTTTGAAATTAATTTTGTTCCATACTGAGATATCTCTGGAAGATCTTTAAGATTGCTTGCTCCAGGGAATACTCCTATAAAATTAGGATCTCGATCAACCATAGAGTTAACATGATTAGATAACTCAGTTAGTGTGAAATCGGAAATAGGATCATTCAACGGATTGTTACTAAGATTTAGTGGAACATCATATATTCCATTAATTAGTGGAATAGTATAATCAGCAGCGTCTACCCAGATATTTTTTAGAACACCGTCGATCTTAAAATAAGTCCCTGCGGTGGGTGCATATCCAGTTATATTATTTTTTACTAATAAAAATTCTTCTGTTGCAAAATAATTCTTGAATAGATAAGTTCCTTCAACTCCTATGTTTCTATATAATAGAGGAAAGCCTAAAATAGGATCATTCGCGCCGGAACCAATTCCGTAACCAAAGATTTTGTTACCAGCAAAGTTAGTTGTATAATTTCTATCAGAATAATTTGCACCAAGATCATCAAACAAATCAAAGAGAGGCGCTTGATTTCTGTTGGTCCGTTGTTGTCCTTTATTCCAAGTGGTACCATTGTACCACCAAGATGTTCCGCCGTGCTCTGATCCTTTTTTAACTAATGCACAAGAGCCGTCAATTATCTCATCATCTTCTAAAATTAAATCAATCTTAGTACTAGTGCCAACTAGAGAAAAATGTACTCTAAAGATTTTGCCACGAACCAGTGGATCCGGATCGGCAGTAAAGATTACACGAAATCCTTCTTCCAATAATACGCCATCAATATAAAATCCAAACTGATTTTCAATCTTTAAGAATGCATTTGTTGTAATAGTATCAATTAAATCTACATTGGGAATTGCGGTTGTACCAAAATCAAACAATTGAATATTTGGCAAGAATTCTACGATAGGACGAGTTGCTCTATATTCGGCAGGATACACTGCCACTGTTCCATTTGCAGCAGCCGATGTTCGAATAACATCAGAATGGAACCATCTATTATAACGTGTCCACGGATTTAGATCTTTACTAGCCTTGCTAATAGTTACATATTCTGGTACTAATGGAATATTCGAAAAGTTATCAAACGGAAATTGATCAAAGTTTGTGCCGTCAAATCTAGTATTATATAAGTCGGCAACAACATCAGGAGTTGCTAAATTGTTAAACTTGATGAGATTGATAGATTTGCCAACGCCGTCGACAATAAATTCAGCATCTCTATAAAATTCTGGAAATACTGTACCAATAAATTTAATTTTTAATCCATTAATAAATTCTACACCACTGGCAGAAGTATAGGATTTCTTTTCAAGAATTTCGGCCGCAACATCAATAGATGAATTTAATTCTGGATCTTTTACAAAAATAGGACCAGTAGCTAATTGGTCATCACCGGAAGTATAGAACAAATATTCTGGAGTTTGGCCAGTTATGGTGACAACAATTTGTCCATCGTTAGTACCGTTACCTATGATTCCCATATCAAACAGATTATCGGAGTCGGCTACATTGGTGTACTTAATATAAAAATTATGAATAGATTTTACATTAAAGATGTAGGTTGTTCCCCTGTAAAGAATTAACTGTTGGGAAGTAGTGGAATTATTAAAAACGAATTGAATACCGTCGCTAGCATCTGTAACAGTATACTCGATCTGCGATGCTTTTCTATCTCCGGAAATATTAACTGTATCCGGACCAGTAGGTAGCCAGAAATATTCTCGAAAGTTAATAAATTTATCCCAATCAATTTTAGGGTCATAAGAATAAAACTGAGGATGTAGTAATCTATCTAAATTTGATGAATGTCCATTATGACTGTCAATTTGATTTAGCAAATCGTCTAACGCAAATGCTTTTTTAATTTCTTGAGTTAATGTTTTAACAACTAATGCAGGCTCTAGTTGATATGATTGACGTCGAAGATTTGTTTCTTCTACATACCTATCATTACTAGAATAGTTAGGAGTATTTTTACTTCCAACAAATGCATCTACTCTGTTCAATTGTGGAACAGACATAAACTGATCTAACGTACTAGATAAAAATTTATTATTTTTTTCTGTTCTAAAGTAGGCAGGAAGTAAATCAACTGACTTGCGAGTATTATTGGCCATTACTTCTGACCTCCAACTGTATTAACAACATTACCTAACGCCTTAATTTCTGATGTAGTGATAGAATCTATAATTTCTATATCTAAGATAGTTGCACCGGATACAAATATTTCGTTACTTTGACATTTAATCTCGTATAAGCTACCAAAAGAATTGTTTTGCTTAGGAACTATTACAAAGTTAGTAATGTCAGGAGTCATAATATTCATAACATAGGTAGACAGTTCGCTAAAGTAAAATGTCTGACCGAACTCCCAGTTTTCCACTGAAAAGAAACTGTTAATTGCTGTTAAAATTCTAGTCTTTAATTCATTATCGCTGCTAGATCTGGAAGGATTTTTAGATGCCTTAAACACTGCCTGTAACACAGGACTTGCCTTATCACCAAATAATATCTTGTAATTAGTAGGATGAAAAATTAACTCATCGCTAATACTTTTAACTTTGTTCAGAGCCGGAGAGTATGACAAACTTAAACTTTGACTTGTTGGAGCCAACGGCTCGGCGCCCGATAATGATGTTATCCAATTTCTAAATTCAGTGTCATAAGATTTTGTTAACAAGTAGATGTCCATAATATTTGTTTTGCTAGGATCAATTCGTCTGTTTTCAGCGGCTTTATGAGTATATTGAAATTTCAAATTTGATCTACCAGGTTTTGCAAAGTATGTTGTGTTTAGATCAAATGAAGTCGACTCCACGTTCCATGTCTTTATAACATTTATTGAAGGACTATAAAAATAAAACAGTTGCCCGTCTACTAACATTGATGTAGGCACATCATTTTCTGTAGGACATGCATAGAATTTATCAGGGGATGTTAATCTGTATCGAAGTCCATCTGTTAATTTTTCAAAGTAAACAAATTTATTTTTGAATGTTGTTTGAACGCTAATCGAATCAGGTTGTACAATATTTGTAAATGAATCAGGATTGTCAATCTGACCATCATCATCTTTATCATAGAAACTAATCTTAATTTTCTTAGGTTCTTGGTAACCGTCAATTTCAATTACAGAACTGTCTACTTGCCAATTTTGATCATCTTTCAAGTATACACCCGATGTTGCAGTAGGAGAAGAATTGATGCCGAAGACTACAATCTTGTCTTTAATAACTGCGTCGTTGAGATAATCATAATTGACTTTATACGGTTCAACAAAGAATGATGTTTCTTTATCACTTTCAAATATGTATTCTGTAACTCTATATCGAGCAATGTATTTGTTACCGGACCAAACAAATGCTACCATCCAACTAGAATCTCTGTTGGTGTCTGTAGTATCTGCTTGATATAACAAACTAAATGGAGATGCTAAATCAATATTTGTATCAGCAATAATAAACCAAGTAGATGTTAATGGATCAAGACTTAATCCAAAATTCTTTTTAGCCATGGATAAGTTAATAACAGATGTCGATGTATCAAAATCTAACGATGTTACAAATTTTGGAATTACTTCTGCAGGAATTGATTCAGCCGGTATATTGCCGGTTATAACAACCGGGCCAACTCCAGTCGACAAAACACCTTTACCACCATTATATCCATCGCCGACAATAGAAATTATTTTGGACCATTTAACTGAAGTAGTTGTATTATCTTGTGTAAACGTTAATTTTCCGTTAGGTAAGAAATAGGTTTGTTGTGGGGCTGTGCCAGGGGGTAATGCTGTATTAATTTTTATAGGTGCTATAAATTTAATTAGAGATCCTACTAGTCCATACTTCAAATTGTTAGAAGAAAACTCTCCGGCTGGAACTGGAAATCCACCAATTGTAAAATAGCCGGTAGTTTGATTAGTAGTATCAGTAGCCTTAACCCATGAAATATTAGTTTCAATCAAACTAGGTCTTGAATAATTTTCAAGATAGAACGATCTAAATTCTTTAAGATTAAAAACGTTGTTTAGATTTGTTTTTAGATTATAACTAACTTCATTTTTATTAGTAACCGGATATTCAAACAAGTACTGATTTGCATTTTTATATAAAATGCCGTCTGAGCTAAAAATATTTACATCGCTATATTTTCCGGACACATCTGACATTTCATAATATTTTGAGATGCCGCTTGATACCCTATTAATTGCTTTAACTTTAAGAATATCCGTACCAGCAGTTAGCGGAACAATGTTATAGTCCTCGCCCGTGATCATTCTGTTTTGAGAATAGTATGCCTGGGGGGCTTTTACTTTGATAGCTGCATTTGTTTCAGCTGCTGAAGAATTTGCAATAGTATATTGTAACGCTGCAAAGACTTTCAACGAATGCGGTTGTCCCTGTGCATTAGTATAATTGACGGAGAATGCAACATTACGCATTTGCTCAGGTTTAACAGAATATGTTAGGCCGTTACTTTGCCTATAAAATAATCTAAACAAACCTTTTGGAAGATCACCGAAACTGCCGTCTGCAAAATTTAAGTCGATTTGATCATCTTCTCTAGTAGAGACTGCATATAACTTTCTATTATTTTGAGAAATACTATTGTAAATTACATTATTACCCGTTACATTACTTACTTTGGTCCAGGCTTGATCAGGATAAGTGCCGTCCGGATTTAACTGCCATAACCAAACATCGGACTCGTTAATATTATTAGCGTTGATGCCAATCACTTCATTTGGTACAGGATTATCAATATTAAAACTAGAAAGAGATAATGTCCCTTGTTTGAATTGAACAAAAAATCCGGTATTAGATGAGCCATTTCCCCTGTTATCATTTTTATAAACAAAGGAAAATGTGTTTCCGGGACGAGGAGTTTCTTCAACGATAGTAGTATCGAGATCAGAGCTTACGATCTCAAATGTCATTTGTACACCGTTGATACTCTTAGAAAAAGAGTACAAAGGAACACCATCTATTACGCTGTTAAGGGTGTATTTTTCAGTCGGAATGCCATCAATTACGCCGGAAGCGATTGGTTTTCCAAAGGAAACTGTGCCGGGCATTGCTGCATTTAATACTGTAATAAACTGTTCGAACCAGTTAGAATTTGTCGAATCGTTCCAGCTAACTATTGCACTAGATAAGTTGGTGCCGTTATTATCGATTATATTTTCAGTTGTTTGCAGGGATATAATTTTAAGCAGTCCGGATGCAGGTACGGTGCGTTTTGCATTATAATTGATTAATCGAGCAAGACGTAGTACGCTATCACGGCGTTGAGCAGTTTCTAAAAAGTTTTCACGAGCATTCAAGTCAATTCGGAAACTGACATTTTGCCCAAGATATGCAATTAGATCAATTAGGGCAATATATTCACTAGAATCAATAAAATCATTAAAATCTTCAGGATAATTTTCCCTTAGATAAGTGATCATAGTCCTTCTTAATGTGTCAAAGTCGTAGCTCTTAAAGTCTGCATTTCTATAAGATTGGTATATTTTTTTCCAGTCTTCTGCAACAAGTAAGCGATTGGTAGTAGATGGTATCATAGAATTATTTTTCCGATACCGTATTTATGAATATTAAAAAGTAGGTATATTATTGAGCAATTAAGCCTGCATCTTTATCAAAGGTAAATCGCATAGTATCGGTTTCATTGTTGGCCGAATACGTCATTGTAACTTCTATCAAGATACCAAAATCTTTTTCGGCAATAGATACTGCAATTGGGTTAATCCTAGGATCACTGCTAAGAATATTTCTAACATCTTCTTCTATATTTTGCTTCAGTGTCTCTGTTAGTGGATCATATAACAGGTCCCATATGATGGTTCCAAATTCTGGATTCATTAATCTCTCACCTTTTTTCGTGTTAAAGTGATTAATCAAGTCCTGTTTTACCAACAGAGAGTCATATATCTTTACATTTGAAAGATTATCGATCGTGCTGAAACCTCGATAAAATTGACTCTCTTTAGCAGTATCCTGGTTAGGAACTTTTGGTGGAGTAATAACAATATTTTTGTATGCCATAATGATATTTATAGACCCAATGCTCTAGTAACTAGCGCCCGTTTGTTAAGTAGTAGAGAACATGCTTCGGCTTTAGTTATAGCCCTATCACCATTTTTATCTAGTGAAGAATTTTGTTCGTATGCCAATCTTTCAAAATTTTGTTTATCACTAGGGAATTTTTCTAACCAGGAAGTATTGTTTGAATATAGAATCGTACTATCCGGTTTACCGAATCCTCTAAATGGTGCAAACACTGCCATGTATACATCATTTAGTGTTGTTGTTGATAGATTTGCAAGACCTGGTGTATTTTTAGACAGATACATATCAACATAATGCATCTGCTGCTCCCGTGTCATTCCTCGTAACTGAGATAATGAGACGTTGCCTATACTAGGTCTAGCTATTTCAGTAAATTGAATTAATCCAGTTGCACCACTACGGCTATTGGTCCTAGCTGGGTTTACTCCAGATTCCATCATCATTATAGCTAATAAATCAATATAGTTCATCTTATATTTTGCAGCAACTTCTTTAACTTTGTTAATAAATGCAGTATCTTTTGCCCAATCTGCGGGCATATTAGGATTTGGTGCAGGTACTTGCGAGTTTGCGCTAGGGAGTGAAGTAGCAGGTGTAGTTGGACTGGAAGTAGCAGGTGCAGAGTTATTGACATCTGTCGAAGCTGCTGAATATCTTACAGGTGACAAACTTTCGTGTTGACTCCATGGCTCGTGCATTGGCACCCGTTGCAAAATACTCTTAACAGCGTTTTCCTGATATTTTCTCTTAGGCCATCCCACTGCCACATTTACTTTTGGAACAAAGAATTCTTTTAATACAATAGTTCCTTGAATAGCAGTAATTGCAGCCGCAGCTATAGCACCGGGTTTACCATGTTTTGTTCCGCCAGAAGCGGCAATTGTAAATTTTCCTTGAGTAATAACACTTAGATCTCCTTTGCCGGTCAAATTCATTTTTTCATTACTAAGAAAATTAACCGTACCATTGACGGTAGTATTGTAATCAAGTTTAATGAATTGATCATAACTACCATTGATACAGATCTTAGCAGCGTTATCTACTCTAAGGTTAAAATCTTTTTTAACATTTAACACCATGTCGCCTTCATGGCTTTTTATGTTAACATTACGAAGAGCTTCTAAATTAATATCTCTATCAGCTCTAAAATTAAAATCAGCTTCAGTATGAATACTCACTGAGTCAGCAGCATAGATATCAATTTTGCCATTTGCAGTAAATTCCATCCATGCAGTTCCTTCTGCATTGGCAATATAAATGATGTTTTGAGAATCATTTAATAGTACTTGATGACCACCACCTGATCGTAATCGTATTAGTTTATTTTCTCCGGACTTGTCGCCATCGTCCATAACAAACTGATGCCCGGGCTGTCTGCTACTGGGAACTTGTACCTGGCCGTCGTTTAGATAACCAATAAATTTTCCAGGACTATTTTTATCAGGTGCGCCGGGTGTGCTTATACCAAAAACTCTACTAGGAAATTCTCGACGAGCACTACTGGAAGTAACTCCACGTGCGGCGTCAGCAAGGAGCCCCTGTTTAAGTAGTCTATCTGCAAATGGATGAACTGGCTTTGGCTGACTGTTTGGTTCGTAAGCCCCTTTTATTTTTTTTCGGTGAAATTCAGCAACTGGTACTGCATCAACATCGTACTTTTCTTTTTGGCCAGGTGCCCAGGCCACATTAGCACTTGCAGCTATTCCAGGTACCATATGGTTTTGATTTTTGTCAGCAATACAACCCATCCAAAATCCTTGATTTGGGTCACCGTCAACAAATATACAAAGAACTCTAGTACCCACATCTGGCGGAACCATCCACATTCCGTAACTTTTTTGCACATCGTAAAAGTTTTTTTCGTCAGCGCCTTCGAAGTCTGACGAGGTAACTCCGTAAAATGGACTCAGGTACTGTAAGGGAAATACATAATCTTGATAAGAGGGATTATTAAGTGTGCCTTGTTCTAGTACCGCTTCAACTCCCCCCATAAATGTAGGATCTAAATGACTTGTTATCCTGGCAATGTAGGGACCGGGATGGGGTAGCTTTGTTGGGGTGCGTTTGCTTACTGACATATGTTATGCGTCGGATGAAGAGACTGCGTTATTAGGTAACTGTGCATCATCAAAAATTGCAGCGGCAATGCCTGGGGCAGCATTTCCACGGCCCGATGCAAGGACTGTTTGTCCCGCAACTCTTAACAATTGCAATCGCTGTGTAAATAGGCCGTCTTGAAATTTAGAAACAACTTTAGTAACTTGATAGCAGCCGTTATAGGGGATTCGTTCTTTATCAAAAACAACAAAGCCAGTGTTAGGATCGATGTCTGTAGGATTTCGAAATTCCATAACAACCATAACATTGTGAACTTGATACGGGGCTTCTCCGTTATCGGTAATTGTCGAGTCTATAATTTTAGGTCTAAAATTGCCGTGGCCGCCTGTGCATAAGAAATAAGGATCGCCTAGAATTTCTAAATCACATTTAATCATACTAAGATTATCTAAAATTGCTCGATGCATATTTTTAACCAATGCATCATACGCATCATATTCAGGACGAGTTGCGTTGCCTCCCGGACCTATAATGTCTGCTTGCCTATTATCAGAGATTCTGGGACTAAGTGGAACAGCTGAAGAGGCGTTTTTGTCAGATCCTGCAATTGCTGTTAATTTCACTCCAGATTTTTCTTCGCCTGGGCCACCGGTTGGGCCAAATATTGCATTATTCATACTTCTAGGATATGCCTGGAAATATAAATGATTAAATGTCAAATTAAATGATCTAACGTCAACATTCTTTCCTGTATACAGATATTCATATTTTCTTCTAACATAGTTGTTAATTAATGAACTTTGTTCCGATGTGCTTAATTCTTTTTGATATAACGGCAATCTCGATATATGCATCTTATAAGGTAATACAATATATCGATAAAGATAAGTAGGTCGTAACAGTACTGGATTCCATTTATCCTTTACTTCCATTTCTACCGAAACAATAAAGTATTCGACAAATTGATCGGACATTGGTTGTTTGGCATCTTCAATGATCTTTCTTCCAAATTGGCTATCTCTAATAACACTGGAAATGATGTCGGGTATTTTTGCGCCTTTGGTAAACATTACACTAGATGAGTTTGAATCATACGAATTAGATTCGGCGGCTGGTTTTTTATTGCTTTCTGTACCAACAGAGATTGTAACTGCTAACGGTGGATTTACAAATCCGCGGCCACCGCCGGCGGCGCCGCCGGCGTAATCGGGTCCCGGCGCATTTTGGTCATATGCAGACTTAACTGTGCCTGGAGCAGGAAATGTGAAGATAGAAGGATTAGTGGAAAGTTCACTAATTCTAGATTTAGCAAATTTCTCATAAGGCGTATTATAGTCAAAGCTGCCACTATCCCAATTGGGAGTAGGAAATTTAATTTCGTAAGAATCAAATGATTTAGATCCAGTGTTAGATTCAGCCTTGGCCGCCTGTTCGGCAGCTAAATTTAGAGAGTTCATCAACGATTTACAAATTTCAACAACGTTTGCGCCCTGCATTTGAATAGATTCTTTAAGAACATTATCATCAGAAAATGCCATTTCGTTTCTTGCAATTGCTTTAACACTATATCGAGTTCCATTCTCGTCCATTTTAGCTTCAACTTTTGTTATTAGTATAACAAAGTATCGAGTGCCTTCTTCTTTAAGAGTAGTAACTCGAGTAGACGGGCCATCTTCGTCATCTGTATAACCAGAAAATTCCATTTTTAGTACAAAAGCGGCAGAAATATAATTCACATTTCCCGAGGCTTCGGCCATCACTTGCAATGCTTCCATAAAGCCGTTTATGCTCATGGGTTCAAAAACGTCAAATGATAACTTTGTTGCCATTGTCATCTGAGTAACGTTATTAGGTGTCATTAAAGTTTCTATTTCAACGTTATTGATAAACATGTCAAACCGGCCAGGACTACGATTATTAAATCCTGTTGTCTTATCTCCGCGAGCTAATAAATCATCTTTTGCATTTTGTCCCGGTTTAATTCCTCGGACTGCTTTACCAGCGGATTTAAGAATAACAAATTTTTCAGTTGCATCTCTAATTTGTGAATTACTTGTAAGTGCTCCGGGTGGCAACGCTGCTAAAGTAAAATTATAGGTAAATGTTCTAAATTTATGTAAGACATTTCTCTCAACTTTGTCTGGCTTGTCGGCGGAGTCGCCACGATTACCAACACCATTAACTTCAACCCTTGGATATGCTCTTTCGGGTTCCATCCGATATATCGAACCATCTTCTTCATTGAGAAATTTTACCAGCGTTGGCGTTTTTCTGTTTACATTAGGAGATTGAGTTGACATATTATAAACCGAGTGCTCTTAAATTATCAATTTGTGGTATTCTTATTTTTTGACCGGCAACAAGATCATACACAGGATCTTTAAGAATATTTTTATTTCTAACAGCAAACACCCACCATAATTTTACATCACCGTAAAAATCATAAGCTAATAGATCAGGACGATGTTGATGTTGTGCTAATATTTCGTAAAGTATATCAGTAGGTTCGTTGGGAATATCTCTAAATGCTGCGATATCTAAATATCCGTCCGTTATGGGAGTACTAAAATAAGGACTAGTAGTGTTATAAGTTGCCATTTATAGAAATCCTTTTCTTCGTAGGTTAGGACTTCCGCCAATATAATCGTCCACCTGACGTTGACCTAGCAATTCTTGTCGACTATACATCGGTAATAGCGTAACTGTAATTTGCGATATTGTAGGCACCATTGTACCAGTCGGCTTATTCCCAGAGCCGTATCGATCATCCATCTTTGTTGCATAATAATCTACATTATCTGGTAGATCGACTCTAAAGCTAGACACTACCACTGGAACATTTTTATATTGGTGTTCACCGTAGGCATCAAATCTACAAACTGGTGGCGGGGATCCTGCATTAGAATCACCACCAAATTTCATTTTAGTAACTGCTCTCAATATATGAGTCGTCTGCAACCACAGGTATGCTTCATCATTATTTTGAACAGTAAACTTTCCAGTAATAGAAATTGGTCCGGGCTGGCTACTTTTATAAAAATGCAATGCATAGTTAGAATGAGTGGGATTTACCGTTGCGTAACTAGCAGTGTAATCTTGTGAAATAGTTGGTGTAAAGGGAAATATAATACCCTCTATATCAAATAAATGATCAGTATAGTTTAGTCCCGGTGTGTACGTATATTGTGTAGGAACCCTAATCTTTACTCTAAAATCTTTGTCGCCGAGAAATCTAACATCAAAATTTGGTGGCGCGGCGGCTGCACCGGCCTTTCGGCCAAGTCGGCGATCACTAAGAGATCCAATTGTGCTAACAAGTCTAGTTAATCCGGATTGATCTGCTATCCCTCTTCCAACACTCATGGTAGCATCACCAATTGTGCTTAATAATCCCGGCTTATTATCTGCCATAATATTTTCCTTATACACTATTTACCCAATAAATAATGTGCATAGTTAACTAATAGGTTGACTTTGTCAATCTGTATACTTTATAATAACTGTAAGGAGGTCGCCAATAGATGACCGTTATAACAACATCACTGTCCACAGGACGTAAAGTAAAATATCTAAACAATAGAGATTTACTATCAGAAATTCATAAAAGCAAATGCTCTTATAGTAGTTTCACTAAACCGGAATATCATCAGCATGATTTGATTTTACCAACGTTAGATAAAATTAATATTAGAACCATAGCCGATGCTAAAAGAATTAAAGCAAAACGATTAGGCCTAGAAGCCTTTGTGGCAGCTAGACTAGGCGGAGACAAGAAAATAAAACTTCTCGAAGTAACTCCAGATTATAAAACTATTGCCAAAACAGACATTGTTATTAGAATCATGACATTTGATCATATTCCAATGGCGCCGGGTCGCAAGAAGACTGTCAAAAGTGTTGCAGATGGACACGAAAAAGTTAATTTCCCCCCGTTCCAACATTGGAAGTTTGATGAAAATGATGAGCTTATTTGTGTCGGTAAAAGCCACTGGAAGGGTACCGTTGACGGGGGAAGTTTCAATAAAGATCACGGTAGAATTACCGAAAATCTAGGTAAAATGTACATCAAACTAAGCGAGCGATATGCACAGCGTAGTAATTGGCGCGGTTATACCTATGTTGAAGAAATGCGGGGACAGGCAGTCTTGCAATTGTCGCAAATTGGTCTTCAATTTGATGAATCAAAATCAGAGAATCCGTTTGCCTACTACACAGCCGCAGTGACTAACAGCTTTACTCGAGTACTAAACTTGGAAAAGAAAAGTCAAAATATTAGAGATGACCTACTAGAAATCGCAGGACTAACTCCCAGTTTAACTAGACAGACGCAGGCTGAGTTTGCCGAAGAAACGGCACGGCAAGCAGAGCTATACAAAAATATACGTATGCCAAAATCTGAAGAAACTAGTATCGAGGATGAAGAAGAAAACACTTGATTTACCTTTACACAATCTGTTACACTAGACATAGGAGAGAATCTAATGTCATTTTTTAAGAAAGTAGCATGTTTTACAGATATACATTTTGGTCTAAAATCAAATTCTGCAACTCATAACCAAGACTGCGAAGATTTTGTAGATTGGTTTATTCAAGAATCCAAGGACGCTGGTTGCGAAACTGCAATCTTCCTTGGAGACTGGCACCATAATCGCAATGCAATTAACTTAATTACTTTGGATACATCAATTCGATGTCTAGAGAAATTAGGGCAAGCATTTGAGAATTTTTATTGGTTCCCGGGCAATCATGATTTGTTTTACAAAGATAAACGAGATATTCATAGCTCGGCATTCGGTAAACACATACCGGGCGTAACTGTAGTTGATAAAGTTATGACTGAAGGGGATGTTACCCTAGTGCCTTGGCTAGTGGGCGACGAATGGAAAAACATCAGCAAGATCAAAAGCAAGTATATGTTTGGACATTTTGAATTGCCCCTGTTCTATATGAATGCAATGGTACAAATGCCGGATCACGGTGAATTGCAGGCTAAACATTTTACTCATCAAGACTATGTGTTTAGCGGCCACTTTCATAAACGACAAAATCAAGGTAAAGTTTGGTATATCGGTAATGCATTTCCCCATAACTTTGCAGATACCTGGGACGATGATCGAGGTATGATGGTATTAGAATGGGGCGGTGTTCCCACGTTTAAGTCGTGGGCCGACGCTCCTAAGTATAGAACATTGTCATTAAGCAAATTAATCGATGATAAAGATAACATTATGAAATCTAAGATGTACTTAAAAGTTAACCTAGACATCGATATTAGCTACGAAGAAGCTAACTTCATAAAAGAAACTTATGTCGAAGAACATGATATACGAGAAATTAGTTTAATTCAAGAAAAGAATAATATCGAAACCGGTACTGATGATAATCCGGATGCTAGTTTTGAAAGCGTTGATCAGATTGTAACGGAGCAATTGCTTAATATTGACTCAGATAACATCGATGCAAAAACTCTACTAGCGATTTACAACAGTCTATAAATGTTAAAACTTAAAAATATCACAGTTAAAAACTTCCTATCAGTAGGTAATCAAACACAGGCCGTCGATTTTGACAAAGAACAACTGACATTAGTGTTAGGTGCTAACTTAGATCTAGGCGGAGATGACAGCGGCAGTCGAAATGGCACGGGCAAAACAACTATTGTTAACGCATTAAGTTATGCACTCTATGGCCAAGCGTTGACTAATATTAAAAAAGAAAACTTAATCAACAAGACCAACGGCAAAGGTATGCTGGTTACAGTTGAATTTGAAAAGAATAATATGCTATATCGCATCGAACGGGGCCGCAAGCCCAATGTCATGCGACTGTTTGTCAACGATGCTCAACAAAAATCAGCTAATGATGATGATGACAGCCAAGGTGACAGCAGAGAAACGCAACGATATATTGACACTAAGTTAGAAATGTCGCATACTATGTTCAAACATTTAGTTGCTCTGAATACCTACACAGAACCGTTCCTATCGATGCGGGCTGCTGAACAACGAGAAGTTATTGAGCAGCTACTTGGTATTACAATCTTGAGTGAGAAATCAGAGAAACTGAAATTAGAAGTCAAGTCAATTAAAGACACTATTCAAGCAGAAACTTTTAAGATTGAAAGTATAAAGAGTGCAAACGACAATGTACAAAAAAGCATTGACAGTCTTGTAATCAAAAGCAAAGCATGGGAATCTAAGAAAGATAAAGATCTTGAAAGTTTGGGCAAAGCAATATTGCAATTAGAAAGTGTAGATATTGAAGTTGAATTGCAGTCTCACATTGCATTAAAAACTTGGGACGAAAACAATACTAAAATACGTAACTTAAACAAACAGCGAGCAACATTGGATTCTGCAATCGGACAAGCTGAAAAAACTGTTAAGAAATACGAAAAAGAATTAGAAAGTCTAGCAAATAAAACTTGTCATGCATGTGAACAAGAACTGCACGACCATAAACACGAAGAAATGACCACTACCGCTGTTCATCATCTAGGTGATGCGATGAAATACTTTGATAAAGTGTCGCAAGATCTTAAGAAGATTGTAGAGGAATTGGGTACAGGAGAGATGCCGCCTAAGCCCAACACGTTTTATGAAACTGAAGCAGAAGCGTTGGGACATAAAAATAATTTAGACAATCTAGAAAGAGAACTAACAAATAAGTGTGATGAACACAATCCTTATGACGAACAGGTCGAAGAGTTAAAGAAAACTGCTATCCAGGAAATTAAATGGGACGCAATCAATGAACTTGTTAAATTACGAGATCATCAAGAATTCCTATTGAAGCTGTTGACAAATAAAGATAGTTTTATCCGTAAAAAGATTATTGATCAAAACTTAACATACTTAAACAAGCGATTGGGATACTATGTCGACAAGCTGGGGTTGCCACATAAGGTAATTTTCTTAAACGATCTAAATGTAGAAATTACCCAATTAGGACAAGATTTAGATTTTGATAATCTAAGTCGAGGAGAACGTAATCGATTGATTCTATCACTAAGTTTTGCATTCCGCGATGTGTGGGAAAATCTATATCAGAATATAAATTTACTATTCATTGATGAATTAATCGATGCAGGCATGGATGCAGCGGGTGTAGAAGCTGGACTAGCTGTTCTAAAGAAGATGGCCAGAGAACGAAATAAGAATATATACTTGATATCACATAAAGATGAATTAATCGGTCGAGTAAACAACGTTCTTAGAGTTATTAAAGAGAACGGTTTTACCAGTTACTCAAATGACGTCGACTACATTGAGGTATAGGGATAAATGTCTGCACTAGAGGAATATAAAGAAACGTATAATAAGTTTGTAACTATGTTGATAGATTTACATAATACCAACGTGCTTTATACTAGACAACAAAGTTTTAGAACTGGGGCAGATTTAAGAAGACTCTTAAGACAACTCAAAGTTGTGGAGAAAACTCTTTGGACAGCTTCATTAAAAGCATCCAAAGAAGCTGCACACATTGAGAAACGAGGAAGACCAAAAAAGGAAAGATGAGATGACAACAACAAACGCACAACTACAAACAACATTTGCAGAATTCTTAGCAGAAGACGCAAAATTTACAGGCGGTAATTCTGCTGCCGGTACACGTTCACGCAAGGCTCTTGCAGAAGTTTCTAAGCTAGTCAAGGCTCGCCGTAACGAAATTACTGCTGAAAAGAACGCACGTAAAGAAGCTAAGGCTGCAAAGTAATTGACTTGGGTCTATAAAGACTCTATAGTTAATGAACTACCCGAAGACTGTATTGGTTTTGTATATTGCATTACCAATATTGTCACGGGGCGCCAATACATTGGCAAAAAATTAGCAAAGTTTAGTAAAACGACCTACAAGACTGTAAAGTTAAAGAACGGCACTAAGAAGAAGAAGAAAATTAGAAGTAAAATTGACAGCGACTGGCAGGAATATTACGGGTCCAGCGTTGAACTAGCTAAAGACATAGACACTTTAGGCAAAGAAAATTTCTCTCGCGAAATATTATATTATTGTAAATCAAAAGCAGAAACATCTTACGTTGAGGCCCGCGAACAATTCGACCGCAAAGTATTAGAATCCGACAAATACTATAACGGACAGATATCTGTCCGTGTACATGGCTCACACATTAAAACAAAAATTTAAGGCACCTTAAGCGGTACACAAGCAAGCGTCAGCTAACATCGGACGTCCTGGACCTGGATTTTGAATCACAGGGATGGAAATCTCTTGCCGCTAAGAGTACTCAACCACTATCCTTTACAGGACGTAAATCGCAAATTCGCCGCGGTATGGTTGTTTGAAGTAAGAAAAAAGGCAAAAGGAGGGGAGAAAAACCCCGGGTATATGAATATGTTAGTGTATATTCATATGCTGCCGTTGTATAAAGACGGAGCTCGTGGTATCGATCAACCGCCACTGTAACTGCTCTAACACTAAGTGATACATGTTCGACTCAGATAATGTTCAATTTCTTTGCCCTGCTTGGGCAAAGTGTGACTGAACGATCTAGATAATATTTAATCGCCAATGATGTAAAAATTGCTTCAAGCGTTAGCGCAGAAGCAAGTGAGCGTATGCTCACTATAAATATATAAACTGTTGTCAGGAATAACATAATGAAATTCAATGATCTATTAAATGAAACTCAAGTTAATGAGTTAGGAATACTTAAAAATATTGGCGGAGCTCTAAATAAAATGCGATCCAATAGACAAGCATCTAAATTGCAATCAAAGGGTGCGTCTCATGCAGGACGTATTGCTGATAATATTAGAGCTGAGTTTCAGCAAATGGTAGGTGGCGGTACGGAACCTACATATCAAAACTTAATTGATTTTCTAGAAGATTTAGGTCTAAGCGATTTAGAAACTATTCCTAATCCAGCAGGCAGCGGATCCGGTGCGTCAACACCTCCTGAGAGAATTGAACCTACTATGGAAGCAGTTGAGGGTGAATTGAATAATGTGCAAATTGATAAGATCATCAAAGATGCAGTTAGAAAAAATTATTCTAAAATTGTAGCTGCTCAAAAGGGTCGAGCAGTACGATCTCAGTCTGAGCCCGCTGACGACACTACTCCGGAACCTGCTGCACCTGAACAGCCAGCAACTCCTACACCCGCCAGCGCCGTACCTAGTACTCCTCCTAGTGCGCCATCGATGTCTGGGCCAACTCCTACAACATTAGATGGTTTTAAGAAAATGTACGCAACTTTAGATCCAAAAGAACGGGCAGCACTACGTGATCAGTTGGATATAATTGACGATCAAGATCGACTGGCTAGTGGAACAAACGAAAGTATCAGTCAACCGTTCGTCAGTAAGTTTCTAGGCATTACACTGTAATTAAAAGAATGGCATTTTAGTCTTATTAGTTGTTTCTAAATTAGATTCGATTAACTTGGCAATAACTTCTCGATCACTGTAGTCAGTATTATACATTTCAATTAGAGTTATACCTCCGCGCATAAACCAACACATCTTAAAAATTTCATCCTTTATGGCCCTTATCTCTTTTTCCATTGTAGTTGCTAGCTGAGTTATTTCATCTAGCGATAGCGATAAGAGCCTTATCCGAAAAAATTTGCAGGATCAAATGTTAGTGGTATTTCAACTTCTTCCTCAGAACCGTTGGCAATCATTTCGGGAGTTGCTCGAATTTTAATTGGTTTTAAGGTGTTAGACAATCTCAATTTTTCTAATCGATCTTTAACTGCATCGTACACACTCTTATCGCAGTTTTCCATGAATTCGGTAATATCTTCTGGAATTTCGGTTGTTCCTGCCGAACTTTCGATCCTGTATACTGAATTGTTAATAATGCCCACAGTAATATCTGTTAATTTTTTGAAGCTTTCTCGAAAGGTGTCAATCTTTTGTTCTTCGGTTAGCTCTGAATTATTCACAAGACTCATTAGTTTTTGTGTTTCAAAATTTTGAATACTAGTTTTACTAATAAGACTATATTTTACCGGTGTAATGTACAAGGCCAAATCTGTTCCTATGTTAATTCGTTCGTCCCAAGTGATAGTCTCGTATAACGAATCTAATAATTTTCTTAAGTCGACATTGTAGTGCATTTCTTCCTCACCAATCTTAAGAGAAGTTTCCATCATTTCTCCGTAAGTGGCTAATCGAATAGCAATCAAAATAACATCAAGATCGATACTAGGAACTTCCCATGCATTTTTAACAGCAGGAACACAATTTTGGATAACATCCACTACCGCCTGTCCATTCATTAATGCATCTGGAGTTTTTAATAATAATTCATCTCTTGCAGTCATTGAATACACTGCGTATTCACTGCTAGGAGACATATCTAAACTATTAGGAGACCAAAATCTCCCATTGCTGGGCAATTTAATATATATTTTAGGTTGCCTCATAAGGCTGGTAAGTGGGTTTACCCGTTGTTTAGGTTGTGTAGATTCCATGGTTTTAACTCCGATAAATAAGTTTCTATAAGACTGGTGAATTATTTATATATGCATTTAACTAGGGAAAATAACGATGGCCATTGACACTGCTGTAATGGAGCAACTGCTCCAGAATTTGTTGAAGTTACATCAACAACAAGGTAAAGAACAATCTGTTGCCTTTGCTAAACTAGCAAGGGCGGCTGGTCTTGACCCTAAAATGATTGCCAACGCTGAGTTAAAGTTAAAAGCATTAGGGGATGCAGCAGAAGACACTGCGAAGTCAACATCTAAAATGAGTAAAGCTGGCGCAGTTGTAGGATCTGCCCTTGCTGATTTAACAACAGGAGTCATGGGCACTGCTGGAAATTTAGTAAACTTTGGTGCTGCTGCTATG